ATTGCAACTAGTTCTGTGTCAGTAAATTTCATTGCATGTTTTAGGGCACCGGCTTTGTAGCCATCTCTTGTACCTCGTCTAACATGTATAATATCAAAACCATTTCTTTTATGCTCGCTTACGAGATCATCATCGCATCTTCGATTGAGTCGAAAGCCATTGCGCCGGTCGCAGTTGCCGCGGTAGTCGTTAAAACCCCCGTTGCAGCAAGCTCAATGCGCCATGCGCCAAACTTGGCAGCAGTTATATCCTGCCCAGCCCCAGCTAATACCGCCTCAGCAGCAGCAGAGTGGAAGAACTCCCCATCAATCTGGTGAGAAACCGCCCCACCCATTCGAATACTAGTGACTGTACTCGTACCAAAGCTAATCGCAGGCTCGCCGGACAACATCCCGTTGCGGTTTTGCCATTGCGTCAGATTGTTCGAGACATTGAACAGCGTCACAACCAAGGCCAATGTTGCAGAGTCAACCCGGTTGCCCGGGGAGATCGCATCATTCGTGGTATCAACAAGCTGCAAAATATCGTTGTTCTTCAGAATGCGCGTGGCATCGTTGAAATACCCACTTGCTTGCTGAACCGCGAGAGTATCATCCGACGCATACAACCAGGTCGCTGGTGCACCCGTATTACCCGAAGAGGAGGTTCGCGCTAGTCCGTCAATTGAAAAAGCCATGGAGCCTCCTAATCGCTGTCAGTTGCGGTAATCACATCGCCATTAACAAAATCGATGATAGTGCCATCGTTCTGGTTGCAGTAGGCAAGCGTAATTACCGGTGTACCACCAGTAGACGTTACTTGCAACATGACATCGTTCAACCCGATTTCCCGGATTGCATCGAGGAAATAATCCTCAATTTGAACGGTTGCAGCCGTATCAGCTGTGGTATACATCCACATAACAGGGGCCGTTGTATTGCCCCCGCTTGAGATTTTATTAAGTCCTGCTCTTGAAAAAGCCATTGGCCCTCCTACGCTTCGACGTGTTGAATCTTGACGATTCCACGCGGATCGCGGTTGACAGAACCAGCTTTCAAGAAACCATTGCTGAGCCAGGATGTTTTGACCGGGACATAATTGACCTCAGTCGTTCGGGCAATACCTTGCGCCATGCCCATGGCAGCCTTATGCCATGCCCAGGAGTCGCGAGTCGCAGTATTCAATGTCAAGCCGCCTTCTTCACCAGCTGCGGATCGATCATCAATAATGCGCCAGTTAAAACCCATCCAGAACTGAATATCCCCAACGATCAAAGCCTGTACCTGAACAAAGTCAGTACTTACCGCTGTGGATTCATCAAGGATACCTTCAAGACCTTGAGCGCTGGTCGCGATATAGCGATTACGGTCAGTTCTTGGGACGCCCTTCTCGTTCAGCTCGGAAGCTGCACGCAGGATCTTGCCCTTATTCATTGCAGTATCACCACCTACAGCCGTTCCAACGGTCGTGGTTGCCGGTGTGGCAGCATCAAGCGCATCGATTACCAGCTGGTCCTGCCTACGTCCCAATGCCATGGCAATGGTTTGTGCAAGTTCCATCTTTTCATCAAAATTAACTTCGGCTTGATCGAAAATATCGGTGAATTCGGGAGCTAACCAATTCTGTAGGGTAGCTATCTGGACGCTGTGAGCAACATCCATCGGCGTGACATCATCAGCACTTGCCTTTTGATTGGCAATGCCTCTGGCCATACGCCTGAAATCGTAAGTATCACCGACGACGCCGGTTCGCATAGTCACCGTTCCATCGAGTTCTGCAACTCCCTGGAATTGCTGGTGTACTAAGGAATCGAATTCCTCTCGGGCGACACTTGAGAGAGATTGGGACATTTAAGCCTCCAAAAATGAAGAATGGTCTTTTTCTGGTTGTCCCGATTTAGGGGCCATTTGCAGAAAAGGGGCCGGAGGCTTGTCCTTTAGAATGTCAGTATAGCGCGTTAACCGTCACCCAACAACTGTGTGGCATATGCGTTCACGGCTTTGCGGTGTTCTGGATCATGCTGAATACGCAATTCACCCTTGTTTGCACCGTCCGCGATCTTCTCAAATCGCATTTCATGCAACCCAGCTTTGGTCACGCCACCAGGATTGGCGCCACCATCAATCGGCGGGCTCTTTGGTGCGGTGGCATTAACCAGCATCTCGACGATCTGAATGCTATTGGCGCTTGTCATCAGAGGCTCGATCTTGGCGTAATCCTCAGCCTCCATGTTGTTCTGCAAGAAAGTGGTGACGTTCTGAATACGCTGTGCTGAATTGGTGCCAAGACTTTGTATTTCTGCATCCCGGTCCTGGGTTTCCATTGCAGCAGAATTCGAAGCCCACATCGACACCAGTTCATCGAATCCGGCTTGGCTCATGTTATTTTTCTTTGCGAACTCAATGCCTGCCTTCAGAAGCGGATCATCCTTATCAAATTCACCCTCGACACCTTCCGGAACATTCAATTCATATTCATCAGGTGCACCGGTGAAACTACCAAATTTCTTTTCGAGCTCAACATAGGCTTCTGCCTGGGCATCCAGTGTCTTGAACTTCTCCTGCATGAACGCCGGTTTATCGCCAACCCCTTTGAGCCCCGGAGACATCAGCCATTCGCCTTCTTGAAGCTGAACTTCGGTTGTCTCAGTGGTCTGCTGTGCTGTCAGCAAAGACTCTGTAGTCTCGGTTGTCTCAGTGGTCTCTGTGGTTTCTGTTGACGTTTCACTCATTATTCAACCCTCAATAGTTTTTTTGCTCTTCCGACAGTAGTCATTCTTCCATACAGTGGTGCAGCCAACCTTACAGCAGTTTGCTTCAACGCCGCTCGTCGAGCGTTACGGTTTGGTGCATGCTCAACAAGATATCTGTATTCTGCTTGATGTGCTGGGATTTCCTCTCGCAATCTGAAGCTCGGACTTCTGATGTATTCGCGCCACCATGCATTGATATCAGCTTTCACTTGACGTTCCCCATGTGCCGCTTCATGTGCTAAAAGCTCTGGAGGTATCACTAAATCCATTGGGTTGTAGATATCCCGACCCCATGAGTAAAACACATTCTTTCCCCTCACTCGAAAGGCACGGTCAATCTCATCAAACAGTGGTGGGTAAGCCACGATGATTGCCACTATTCAGGTCTCCATGCTCGTACATTGGGAGCGGTGTAAAGGCGTTTACTCAGCACCAGCACGCTCGGGTTAATGGGTAGGCTATACATCTTGCAGAGCTCATTGATCTGGATCCAGTCAACATGAGCGCCGTCCTTGAGGCATCGAAACGCCTGGAACTTCAACACAAATTCAAACTTGAATCCCCATCTCACACCGAATTTCTCCAGCGCACCAACAATCATCGCGCCTTCTGTTTCATCAACCAGGGGCGGGAATCGTGGCCTTTCCTCATCATCCGGACCAAGACCTTCTTCCATATTGACCGGGCGCCGGTATAGATCATGGAGATTCACACATTCAAAACCAACAGGCTCCGCTGGATTTTGCTGCTCCCGACGCTCATCCTGGGCGTTTAGGATCTTATCGATCAGCATCTTCGAACCGCTTGACGTCACACCCAGGGTTTTGCCGATGTCCTTGATCCCCTGGAATCCCCGCTTACGATGGACTTCCTGCAAGTTATCGAGAGTCCAGCCGGTGAACTTTTCATCTTTCGTCGGTTCCTGGCCACCATCAGAGGTAGCACTTTGTTTAAGTTGAGCCCAGAAAACCCAATCCTTTTTGAAAAGGCCATCTTCCCAAGGAAAGAATACACCCTCTTTGTCTTTGACCACCCAATCGCATGCAGCAACCTCTATCGGTTCATCCTGCATCTGTACGTAAATCCCTTTCGGTGTCCATTCGAAATCAAAGCCAACTTCCTTGGCCCACTCTTCAAACGGTTCCCGGCTTTCACCCTCGATCGGTATCTGGCATGCATCCACATCAACAGCTACTCGAGTGTATTTCATTGTTTACCCCTCTGGATCATGGTTTGGATATATTTCATTACTTCGGCTTGTCCTGCAAAGAAACTGTGATTTGCATTCGAATCGTTATGGTTCAGCAGAAAGTGAAGGTTGAGATCGCCAAGCACGACAAAGCCATCGCTACCAGGCTTGAACAGCCGAGCATACACAGCTTCCAGTTCTTTCCGCTTGCGGGGATCTTCTTCGTTGATTTCTAACCAGTTATCTGAATTATCAGGCTGGGAGTTCTTGTCCGGCATCTGGGGTTATCGCTTGCGCGGCCTCTGTTGCTTGTTGAATGAGTGTCGTTCTTTCGCCTTCAGAACGTACTAGTGATGGGTCCATCCCTGTCTTCTTGGCAATGAATTCTGGCATCTTTTCTGTCTTAAATCCGATCTGAACCATTTCTGGTCCTGCTATCCGTGCTGTGGCACCAACCGCAGCTTCAAGTGAATCCAATTCAGATAAGTCCTGAGCTCTGGCCAGCGGTGATGTGAACTTTACACCAATCTCCCGGCCGTTAATAGATGGTATTTTCGGTATGCGGCCACGTCTCTGCATGATCTCCAGAGTTCGATTCAGAATGGGAACCAGCCCTTCAGACAGCAGTCGACTGAAAGACGATCCCATGCGGTCCAGTAGCTTCTGCAACTCAAGCGTGACCTCACC